ACTGAATACGCTAATAGCATTAAGAGTAATCTTGATAATAATGAGCGTTCAATTGCCGATAAGTTAGAAATGTCTAAGAATGCTTATCGTCAAGCCGTTGAAAGCGGAGATGCCGACAGGATGTTGGCTGCACAGGAAGCTATGACTATTGCTCAAACAGAAGCTATGCAGCTTCGGCAAAGTCAACACGCATATCAAAAGTACCAAGAGGAACTTGCGAACAGCCGTGAAGCATCACCTGCACAGCCAACAACAGCAGCAGCAGAAAATTATGATCCTAAAGCGATTGCATGGGCTGCTAAAAATCCTTGGTTCGGACAGGACAATATTCTTACTCAAGCTGCGCTTCAGATTGATGCCAGCATGAAGGATGAGGGGTATGACCCATCAGACGAAGAGTATTATGAAGAAATTGACAAAAGACTTTCAAGTGCTTTTCCTTCTAGGTTTGAAGCATCAGAGAAAGTCGAAACACGGAATGAAGCACCGAGCAAAGCTTCTCAAGATGTAGCAGGAGCGTCACGCACTCCCAATCCTAGCTCTGGTCGCAAGTTTAAGTTATCTCAAGAAGATGTACGGCTTGCAGAGAAATGGGGGATACCACTTGAACAGTACGCAGCCGAAAAGCTTAAAGTAGAAAAAGCAGACGGTGAATACACCAGTATCAACAATCAGCGTGGAGGTTATTAACATGGCACGAACAACAATATCACGTAGTGAGGAGTCTCGTGAACTCAATTCTAGAGAACAAGATGACTATGAATATAGGGAACCAAACCTTCTTGATATTCCTGAATCAGTTGAGCATCGTTTTATTGACCAAGGCTTAAAGCTACGGTGGATTAGGATCTTATCACGGAATCAGGATGATTATCGAAACGTAGGCAAACGTCAGGCCGAAGGTTGGGAATTTGTTACTGTAGATGAAGTTCCAGAGATGGCTCATTCTTCTTTCGTGAGAGAAGAAGGACGGTATGAAGGCACGGTCTGTCGTGGAGACCTAGCATTGGCAAAGATGCCGTTGCGTAAAGCCCAAAGCCGTAAGGCATATTATCAGAATCAAAGTAAGGAAATGGTTGACGCAGTTAATGCCCAGCTAATGAACTCAAGTGATTCACGTATGCCGATTCGTAATAATAGTAAAACACAAGTTACTAGAGGTCGGCCTTCAAAGTTTCAAGACTAATCTTGAACAGGGTCGGTAACTAGTAGTGTCATTTAATTTAATGGGAGAAAAAATATGACTGCAACACTAGCATTGTCAGGCTTCCGACCTTCTCGCAAACGTGGCGGTAACATGAACAACGATGGGCAAAATGAGTACCCAATCGCTTCAGGTTACGCCGCAAACATTTTTTCGGGCGATCTTGTCCGTATTAATGCAGGGAATGTTGAAGTCATTACGACTGTAACCGAAGTCGTTCAGGGTGTATTCATGGGATGTCGTTACGTAGCTAACGGTGAGCAGAAGTTCAGTAAGTACTGGCCTTCAGGCACATCAGCTACAGACGCAGTAGCCATGATCGCTGACGATTCTCGTGCCGTGTTTGAAGTACAAGCAGATGCATCTGTAACTGCTGGTGATCTTCACGGTTCTCAAAACTTTGCTGTAACACTTGGAACAGGTTCTACCTTTACAGGACAATCAGGTCACGGTATCGCTGCTGCTACTCGCACCACTGGTATCGCAATGTGCCGTCCTCTGGATTCAGTAGACGAGCCAGGTAACGATGTAGCTAATGTTAATGAAAATGCTTATCTTAAGTTGAATGTACAACTCATTCAGCATACAGATAACTTCTTAACTGCCGCTGTTTCTGCACCAGCAACAATCACAGCTTACCTACTAGGTTAATAAGGGAGATTAAATCATGGCTATTAATAGAGCAAGTATTGCGAAAGAGCTTCTCCCCGGCCTCAATGCCGTTTTCGGTATGGAGTATGGAGAAGTTAGTGACGAACATGCACCGTTGTTTGAGACTGAAAACTCAGATCGTGCATTTGAAGAAGAAGTATTGTTTACAGGATTTGGTACTGCACCTACTAAAGGTGAAGGTGCCGCTGTATCCTATGACGATGCACAAGAGAGCTACACTGCTCGTTACACACATGAAACCATTGCTTTGGCCTTTGCGGTTACTGAAGAAGCAATGGAAGACAACCTGTACGATACCTTTGCGAAGCTTCGTGCAAGAGGTCTAGCACGTGCAATGGCGAACACCAAGCAAGTAAAAGCTGCAGACGTTTTCAATAACGGCTTCAACAATGCTTACGTAGGTGGTGACGGTGTAGAATTGTTCTCTGCTTCACACGCAACCATTGGTGCTGGAAATCAGTCAAACTACATTGGTGCTACTGACTTGTCAGAAGCTGCCCTTGAAGCTGCACTGATCCAGATCTCAAAAGCAAAAGATGATCGTGGTATTCTGATTGGTCTGCAAGCTAAGTCTTTGCACATTCCATCAGACCTCGCATTTACTGCTGACCAGATCCTGAACAGCACAATGTCAACAACCATTGGGGTAAACCCAACAACTGCAGCAAACGGTGCGACTAATGTTAATGACATTAACTCAATCCGTAATCAGGGTCTTGTACCTGGTGGCTTCTACGTGAACCGCCGCTTTACAGACACTGATGCTTGGTTCATTAAGACTGATTGTCCTAACGGTGCCAAGATGTTTGTTCGTGCGCCTCTGCAAACCAAGATGGAGCCAGACTTCGACACTGGCAACCTTCGGTTTAAGGCTCGTGAGCGTTACAGCTTCGGTTGGTCAGATTGGCGTGGCTTCTACGGTTCCGAAGGAGCGTAAGGTCTAACCAATAAAAAAATAAAAATTAGAGGGGTGTGGCTTTCATATCCCTCTTTTTTTGTGTATAATATAGTCAATAGTCCATAAACAACTAACTAATTAACAATGAGGAAAACATGGCTACAAATATTAAACAAGGTTTTGTTACTGGTAGTGGTGCCGTATTAGATACGACAACTGGTACTACAGTAACCGATACACGTATTAAAGGAATTACATATTCTGGTGTAGGAACATTTACTATTACTGGAAATCAAACAGACGCATACGGAAATGTCAATGGTAACAATATTAAATTTGTTGCAACAACTGTTGTAGATGCAGGTGATATTTACGTTCCTGATTTTGGTATTAAAGTATATGGTCCTGTAAAAGTTTCTGCCCCTTCATCTGCAGCGACTGTAGCTATTTACTATGGCTAGTTATCTTTATCTTGTAGACGATATTACCCAAGCCTGTGAAAACGATGGCACAGAGTTCCAGAACTATATTCCCAAAATGGTTAATAGGGCTGAAGAGCGTATGACACGTGATCTAGATGATTACGGATTAGTCACCTATACCTCAGTTGCAATCTCTGCAAACAATAATATTATTACACTTCCTGTCGGAACTCGTGTTATTAAAAACTTTACAGTAACACTTGGAGCATCTGGTAAATCCCCTATCTTACAAAGAACAGATGAGTTTATTAATGACTATTGGCCTGATGCGACTAGTACAACTGACATTCCTGTTTACTATGCACGTAGAGACAACACAACAATTATGATTGCACCAACAACAAATGCTACATATGATGCAGAAATTGTTCATGTTGATAAACCAGTAGCCTTAACTACAGCTACACCAAATAATTATTTTTCAGATTTCTGCTATGATGCTTTGTTTAATGCTTCAATGGTAGAGGCAATGATGTTTATGAAAGACTATCCAACGGCGCAGTTGTTTGAACAACGCTACGCTCAATCATTACAGACATTACAAAATCAGGCAAGACGTACTCGTAGAGACGATATGGAAATGCCAGCAAGTCCTGCAGGTGCAGACAACAACTTACGAATAGGAGCAAATTAAAATGGCTAAAAAACATACAGTGAGTAAAGGTGATACCGTATCTGATATTGCTGCAAAGTACGGTGTACGTATACAGGATATTATTTCTGCAAATCCAAATCTTAAAGATGTAAACAAAATTAGAATTGATCAGAAACTAAATATTCCTGCAGCTAAAAAAGGTGACAACAAAGGATCACAAGGTCCATATGGTCGTACATCACAAACTGAAATGAATATGATGCGTGGTGCTGGTGAATCATATACACGTGGTGTTCGTGCTAAAATGAAAGCAGGAGCAGAAACTACACCCACACCTAAAAAAGCTAAAGCTACAAGGGCGGCTAAAAGTTCTGCCACACCTGGCATGACTAAGGCAAAAGCTATGATGTCACTTCCAAAGTCTAAGCCAGATATGAAAGCTAAAGCTGCTAAGTCTAAGGCTGCTAAGTCTGCTTCAATTAAACCAGCTACTAAAGCTATGAATAAAAAGCTTGACGAAATGCGTTCACGTTTTCGTGCTGACAAGTCTTATGGTGGTAAAATGGTTAAACGTGCAGGTGGCGGCGGCATGGGTTGTGGCGCAGCTATGAAAGGCTTTGGTGCAGTAAGGAAATCATAATGACTGATAAAAAATCTAAAGAGGATCGTGAGTACGAAGAACTTATGAAAGAAATCGAAGCTGCTCAAAACGATAAGTTTCTTCTTGATGAAGACTTTGACGAAATGGGTTATGCTTACGGTGGTAAAATTATGAAGAAATCTGTAGGTGGTAAAATGGGTTATAAAAAACGTGGTAGGCGTCAAGAGCGTACTATTACAGTGCCTAACCCTTATAGCACATCTTTATATGACACACCACAAAAAGATGCTTCGTATACACCAACAAAAACTAAAAAAGTTAAGTTAGGTACATTAAAAAGACCCTATAAACCTAAGAGTGCTAGAGCAAAACGATTTTTACGGAGGCCATAACAATGGCACTTAAATCTGGTAAGTCATCTAAAACAATTAGCAGTAATATACGTACAGAAATAAAGTCTGGAAAGCCACGCAAACAGGCCATAGCCATTGCCTTGTCTAAAGCTGGTAAGTCTAAATCTAAAACTGCTACTGCTAAGTTAGGTGGCAGACCTGTCAAGCCTAAAACAAAATCTACTGTTAATAAAGCAGGTAACTATACCAAACCTACTATGCGTAAACGATTATTTGAAAAAATTAAAGCGGGTACTAAGGGTGGTGCGGCTGGTCAATGGTCAGCACGTAAAGCACAACTTCTTGCTACTGAATATAAAAAAGCAGGTGGTGGTTATAAAACGTGATAGATGTTTATACTTTGCAGAAAGGTTATCAAACCAAAGACCTGTTCCGGCGGGGGATAGTAAAAGATTAAATATAACCGCTATATGTAAACCAATACCTAAGTTAGGAAGATAAGATGATTGCGGAAACATTAGCGGGTATAGCATTAGTAAAAAGTGCAGTAGACGGTATTAAATCTGCTATTGGTACAGCTAAAGATATTGGTGAAATTGCTGGATATGTTGATCACCTATTTGAGGGTGAAAAACAAATACAACAGCAACGTGCTAAAAAATCTGGGGTAAGTCTTGGTGATCAATTTGGTATTAAGTCTGTAGCACAAGAGGTTATTGACGCTAAGTTAGCACAAGAAAAAATGGCAGAAATGAAACAGCTTATTGATATGCGTTTTGGTCATGGAACTTGGCAGGGTATTATAGATGAACGTGCTAAAAGAATACAAGAGGCTAAAGAAGCAGAACTAAAAAGAAAACGTGAAGCTAGGATTGCTCAAGAAGAAATGATGCACAATATTAAAGTAACTTCAATTGTTAGTATTATTGTTGGAGCATTAATAGGTTTATTGTTTTTAGCTATAGTTCTTTTTCCTAGAGCTGCCTACTAAATGATTGTATATATAAATATAAGGTGATATAATAAGGAATGTTAAATGGGATTAGCTGCATCACAAAAAAGTTTAAAAAATTGGACAAGGAAAAAATGGAGAACCAAGAGTGGTAATCCATCCACGCAAGGTTCAAAAGCAACAGGTGAGCGTTACTTACCAGAAAAAGCTATCAAAGCGTTATCCGCAAAAGAATATGCTAAGACTTCGGCAGCTAAAAGAAAAGGACGCAAGGCTGGAAAACAATATGTTAAACAACCTAAAGCTATAGCTAAAAAAGTTAGAAAGTATAGGAAGGCATAATGACAGTAGGAAAGTATCCAGGCGTTAAACGCTTACCATCAGGAGGAATTGAGTATCGTGGTAAAAAATTTGCTGGTTTTAATAAGCCTAGAAAATCTGATAGAGCAGGTAAAAAGGGTATGGTCTTGGCTAAAGAAGGTGACAAAGTTAGACTTATACATTATGGCGATTCGTCTATGGGTCACAACTACTCCGATACTGCTCGGCGTTCATTTAAAAGTCGCCATGCAAAAAACATTGCGAAGGGTAAAATGT